AACAAGACCCTTGCGCGATGGTAATAACTTTCACACGTGAGGACTCGAGTGTGTTCATTAACGTCATACCCGCAAAAATATCACCACCGTCGCTCATGATGTGAATACGAATCGACGGTTCGTAACCAACCAATTCCGCCTTTTTCTTGAGAAGGTCAATCTCCAATTTCTTAAATTTCTCGACAAAGTCAAGCGCATTCTCTCTATCCACATCGGCATAGAAGAGGATTTCATTTCCGATAACCTTGACACACTCTTCGACTTCAGTTTCTTCCTCCTTCGTAGACATTTTTGAGTGTCTTTTTTATTCTTGTGACGTCTCTCGATTTTAAGCTGTTTCCAACCGCGAGGTGATTAATCACGTCGAAGTCTTGGGGTGTGATTTTGTACTCCACGAGCTTACTTAGGTCTCCCTTTTCAGCATAATTCTTGAGAAGGCATAGTTCTTCGACACCAAGACCCGTCCTCGACTTTTTTTTGATTTCATCAAACTTTTGCTTTCGCATCTTGTAGTTGCCGTATTTTGTCCAACAACTTCCGGGTCGAATTTTGTCTTTTACGAGCGGTTCTCCGAGTGTAAGTTTAGGTATCGTGAGCGCATGTAACACGAAATAAGGCATGAGATTCCACTCACTTTGTGTGTACATGAAGGTGTCGTACACGTCGGCGCATGAAAAGGACTGCGACGCTTTAGGAGCATCCACATTTTTCGAGTCTAGATAGTTTTCCTGAAAGATGTCCCATATATGACCATGCTCATGAATGTTATCATGTATGGAAATTGGTGAAGGATCGGATAAAATTTCAGCTATAAATTCTTTTGGCGTTTTAAAAATATCCATCTCGTCGTATCCGTCCAAGTACGTGAAGAAGTTTCGGATATTTCCTTTGCATCTGTAAGCCGCGTTCTCGACATTTACGCCTCGGTCTTGTGTGAGTGTCATTATGACTTCGGGTTTATGTTTTGGCACAAAAACAGTCTCAAATTTTGGATACATACACATGTTTGTTGAAGTCACGAGAAGTGAACCACGAGTGAGAGGGTCTCCATCGGAAACTCTTTCGATGATAGGTTTAAACAGTGGGTCGTAATCTTCGATAAATACATGTTTGTGTGAAGGTTTAATGAAAGGTAAAAATAGCGATTTACTCTTTAGATGTTCAGGGAGTAACTCGACATGGTTTAATCCCTCAAGGACGGCTTTGAGAATATATGTCTTTCCAACTCCGGATCCTCCACATATGAACACGTTCTTACCTTCACGAACGTATCTACGAATGAGTTCAATTTGCTTCGTGTGAATTGTCGTCACAGCGAGATCTTTTTTTTGCTCGATTACTGTAATGAAGGAATCCATTGACGACCTTACTAATCAAGCCATAGATTTGGTGCTCGAAAATGACGCACTACATAAACGTATCGTAGAACCTTTAAAAAGGAAAATTGTACCATTCGTGGCGTGTAGTGTGTTTACCAATTTACTCATGTTCGCTCTTCTTGTGTACCTCGCTCGACGTCTGTCTCTTCTTCCTCTTCCTCTTCCTCCTCATCACTAGGCACAAGCCTCTCAAAAGGTGTGCCCTTCGCGAGTGCTTGCACAGTAGTGACCGTTTTAGGTGGCTTTAGGGGAGGAATCGCACGCACATTCAAGATCTCGGGTTTCGTGAACACACCGTCGATGGGGTATTCCTTTTCGAAGTTCAGAAGAATCTGTTTCGGGATCGGAGGTGACTGTTCGAGGAGACGGTCGTATTCAGATTTACATTCTTCCACAAACTTGAGACCTTCCTTCTTACGCTCTTCACGGGGGAGAGAGAGTTGTAACCTAATATTACGTGAGAGGCTTCCATGTCCTAACGCGGCAGTCCTATGATTCTCCATCAACTCATTTATCTTAAGGAACTGCATTATCGTTGCAATAAGTCCGGCTATCAGGTTCATACCACCAATTATAGCCGGTGCAGAAGCTCGCATATTCTCTGGAAATGTGTTTTGGGCAAAGTTCGCCGTACCAGTGATGGTCGACAACACGATGACAGGTAAATTAAAACGTAGACTCAAACGTTTAAATTTTAAAAATGCCCTGTGATGCATATACCTGTAACACGCACTGGCCTCACCCCACTGACGCAGCACATTTTCATGATATTCGTTCCACATGTCACCCATGTTATAATTTTCTTCTGACATCTTAGTATAGATGAATATTATATTCTTCATTCATCTCGTATTTTTGTTATGGATTCTCATCGTTCCATTCATGAATGATAAAAGGCAACTCGAGTTTTACTCGATGGTCATTCCATTCATTTTTTATCATTGGTCTGTGAATGATGATACGTGTGCTCTTACCCAGGCTGAAATGTATATTACCGGAAAACACAAGGAGGAGACCTTCATGGGACGCGTGGTCGGTCCAATTTACAAAATGCCCGAGACTGATCTGAATCGTCTCACGAAGACCCTTTTCTTCGTGTTATGGTCTTTCGTCCAATATCGCCTTGGACACTTTGATTCTTTTATCCAAGACCTAAGTCAATTACTTAAAAACAAAAAGATAAAATAAATCACAAGATGGATATCAAACTTCAAAACGAAATTAAGCGACTCGAATACAACCTCGAGTTGTATCATGCATCGTACATGCAAGAACTCGAAGAGTACGAGGATAAGATGCAGAAAATTGAGCTTCAGATTGAAAAGTGTTCTTCGGATGTGAAGAGGGAAATTTTAAAAAAACAAAAAGAAAATTACGAAACACAAATTTCCAGACTCGATCGGAGTATGGAAAATAACACACGGATGATTAACGAGAAGATCACACATTATAAGAATAAACTCGAAGACCTGGAAAAGGAAAAACGTTCACTCGACTACAACGTTGAGAAACTCAAAAAGGCACTCGAGAGACGCAATACGAGCGAAATATTTGACATGTTCGAATACGTGACGAACGCGATTACGATTTTGCACGAGGAGTCTTCTTCGCGAGCTCATGCGCACGCTTCATGAAAGCCTTGTCCCGACCAATTTTTGGATCAGCCGCTATGAGGCGAAGTAGAGTGGCGGTGGGTATTCTGGGACTATTTCCCTTTGGCGCGGGAGTCTTCTTCAGCTTCTTCTTAGCATTCTGAAGTTGCTTGGCTGTTGGCATCCTTTACTATACACCGATAAAAGATTTTCCCGTGGTATAGTAAATGAAGAATAAGACGAAGACACAACTTCTTTGGTTTATGTTGGTTGTTCTCGTCGTCGCTTTAGGATATATGTGGTACAATCCAAAGGTTGTCGAGGTTCCTGTAGAAGTGCCGGTGATGGTCCCACCTCCTCGACCCGTTCGCACACAGGAAGTGCGGCGAGAACCGGAGTTCAGGGGACCACCCATTAAACAGTACAAACCGGGTTACATGCAACAGATGGGGATTCTCACGAGCGAAAGTGGTGAGACGCTTCCTTTATATGGTAAAGAGGTGCGCGGACGTCGTGACAGGTATCACTATTACACGACGACCGGCGGTGAGAATCTGTACCCCATTCCCGTCTCCCACGATGGACGCGATTGTATCGATGATATTGGATGTCAAGAACTCTATGGTAATGAGTCGGTTAACGTGACGGGTAAGAATGATTTATTCAGCGTCAAAATGTACAGGACCGATGACTTTTTTTAAGAGATCGTATTCTCTCTGCTGAAATCCAGACTCTTTAGAAAACTTAGCCTTTAGATTGAGTAACTCCTTAACCGTGTCCTCATCGAGACTTTTGACAAAATCCCTCTTCGTCTCGATGTCGTCGAGTTGGTTACACTCTTTCTGTGCCTGTACGTAAGGCCATGTATGTTTTCGAAGTGCGTCTACTTCGAGTTGGAGCTGTATGATTTGTGGTATGAGAACTTCTCGAATAAGTTGTTCAGCCATATTTTATAAGTGGTCGGTATCTTTAATCTTAGTTAGTAGTATATGCAATATAAGGAATTAAAAGATAAAGCTAAAAAATTGGGTCTTCGAGTCACCAAGAACGTGGGTGGTAAGCGCGTGAAGCTCACGGCGAGGGAACTCCGTGCCAAGGTTACCCGAAACTTTGAGAATAGCGTCAAGAATGCCCAACGGGTCATTCGTATCTGTCGCACCGTGGTTGCACCGGGACCCACGGCTTTCGCACCACCTCCTCCACCTCCTCCCCCGCCACCCGGAAAGCCTGTGATCAACAACAAACGTGCTAAGCTCATGGCGGAACTGAAAGCTAATTTAAGAAGAAGAGGGCTTGCTAAGTAACGATGTTATCCTATATCCTCAGCTTCATCCCGGGGACTGGACCGTATTATAAAAAATTTCTCAAACTCGAACAACTCAAAAATCTTCCGGATGAATGGGACAGAAGTCCCATATCCTATTATAAAGTGAAGAGGGCGTGTGCCTTGATGAACGACTTCACGAGTGGCATGAAAGTCCTTAGTTTTAAAGACGATGATGTCGTACTCACATCCAAGGGTTTCGTGTCTATCGACGACACGATTCGAAAACACGTGAGCGAAGGCACGTCCAAACGTCTCATGAGGATATCTCAAGAATGTCTGGAGTTTATCCTCGCGAGACACCTCAAATTGGATAACATGAAGGTCATGTTACGAGAATGGGATGGTGAACGTTTAGAAGTGGTTCGTGACAATCTATACGAGTACGCCACGACTCTGCGAAAACTCAAGAGTTTAGACGATGACCTCTTCTTTTATGAATCTGTGGAAGAATTCGTAGAGAAATATCTCGGTGAGGAACTCTACGAACGCTTGGAAACTATGATTCGATTTTTCAAACAATTGGATCATCTCAGGCGATCACTTTCCTGATTAAAATCTACACGTAGTGTAAATGGCCGCTGTTATAGTTATTTTATTAGGACTTAGCTGCTGCTCTTCTTTATCAGCTATAGGAGGCTGGTTTGGTGGTTTTATTCCAGGAACCGAACCACACTTTCTCAAATCTGTAGAAGCTCCCCTAATGAAAAAGCTCGTCAAAGAAATCGAAAAACTCACTAAAATAAGGGAGGGTATGGGAAATTTTGGTCCGGGTGGACCAACAAACGATGAGGACAAGAAAAAACTTTTAGACTTCTTTGAACGGGTAAGGAATAGTGATACATGTAAGACTATGAGAGAAAAGGATTTCAAAAGCAAGGTGGATGGCTACAAATCGTCTAAGATTTTACGTCTTCCCACATTCGAATCTATACAAAAAATAGATCTTCTTAAATCGTATCTACACGGTGACGGTGCAGACGCAACCAACAAAAAGAAAGAATTTGATGAGTTCGGTCATATGTGTGCCATGTCCGATGATGAATGGGATTCACTTACTTCTATGTTAAAATAATACCAAACCGTTTCGACATGAACTTCTCAACACCCTGGAACGTAGGAAAACTCCAGAGGTACCAACGGGACCAGAAACCAGCCCCGTCGATACCGCTCATTTTCCAATTCTCTTTGTCACTCCCATCGATGCTTAGCATCTTATCCTGAATCTTTTTGGGATCTCGCTCAGCTATCGTGCTTTTGGGTATCCTACCTCCATGTCGGAGGACATAGGAACGCATACGTGAAGGACTCTTGTGTTTAGTGTAGTCGGAATAACCTCTGGCACCAAAATCAACAGTCCTGCCGTCTTCGAGGGTCGCCCTGAACTTCTTGAGAGGATTAGGGCTACGAGTTATCTTGACGCGCATACTTACAATTTACAAATAAAATTTACTTGCACGCTTGGCAAGTGTATCCCTCGGTGGCACGTTTCAGGCTTCGGCGAAGCATGTTACTGGCCATCTCATACCTTTCGTGGTTGATGGGAAATCTGATGGAACGCTCTGGACCACGCTTCAAGAGGAAGATGTGATCGTACATGTGAAGAAGAGCGACCGCGAGTGCGAGGGCACCGACAACCATTCCATTCATCTTACGAGCCCTGTACACGTAGGCGATAATTATGGCTATGAGGATAATCTGAACGACGGTAATCTTTGGGAACACGAAACGCTTCTCGATGGTCTTTACATCTTCGGTAGGGGCTGGGGCGTACTTTTCCATTCGCTTGCCGTAGACGGGCATTTTTATTTTATGCTGAGAAAATAATGTGGCCCCTATTGCTCGTCCCGCTGCTACTGGTACTTCACGATTACATGAAGGCACCCATAGATCGCCTGTACTTCACCAACCCTAAGCGTCCTCTCGTCGGTATGCGCAACACCTTGATCGATATCCTAAATTGGTCATCTCAATATTCCGTAAACGATCACCCAGGACTTTGGCTCGTGAAGGCGCACTACGACAAGATTAGGGAAGAGTTCCAAAAAGTTTCCAACACGACCAAGAAACACCTCTTCCATGAAGCTGATCCATGGTTTGACGAGAATGATAATTATTATTTTTACAAAGTTGAAGATTTTCCAAAACTAAAAAGTCTTATTAATCAAATTCCCTGTATCCATGAGGAGACTGCCATATTCGCCGTGATAGAGGGACCTATGGTCATACCACCACACCGCGCTGAAACCAATCTTCTACTTCGATATCATCTCACTATAGAAGGCGGTGGAGACTGCGCTCTATATACCGATCGCGGAGGACATGCGCACTCTGAAGGTGAAGACTTTTTATTTGATCACGCCAAGTATCACGAACTCGTAAAGACTGGACCAGACAGGCGAGTTGTACTCATTTTAGATGTCAAAAGATTTTAAAATGTAAACCTAAAATATGATAGTAGTACTTCTCGTCATTTTCATTTTTGTACTCATCTACATAGACATCATGAATCGAGATAAATACTTTGATGAACTCATA